CAGCACGGCGGCTGTGAACATCTGAATAAATTGAAGCTGAACTACAATCAGCGCTGTAACTTTCAGAAGTTGCGATATTGGGGGCTAGTTAAGCAAAATTTGGCGGATAAGACGGGCAAGCCTAAAAAAGGTTATTGGAAGCTGACCACTAAAGGTGAACTATTTCTAAACGGGCTGGACTCAATCTCATCGTCGGTGTGGACTTATCGGGGGAATCCAGTTAGATTTGACGGAGAACCCTGCGTATTCAACGACTTCGCTTTTATTCTTGAAGAATATGATGAACTAGAAGATTACGCGGATACCGCCGAACCCCATTATGAGTAGCGCCGGATGCCAGCCGCTTGGAGCTTCAGCTCGATTAAAACCTTTGAGACTTGCCCTCGGAAATATCATGCCGAGAAGGTAGAGAAACTCTACCCCTTCGTTGAAACTGAACACACGATCTACGGTAAGGAAGTCCACAAGGTTGCCGAGGAGTACATCCGAGATGGGAAGGAAATCCCCAAGGGCCACCTCCGGTTCAAACCAGCACTCGACTCCCTGAACAAGATCGAAGGGGAGAAACTGTGCGAACTGGAGATGGCCCTCACCATCGACAAGAAGCCGACCAAGTTCCTAGCCAAAGATGTTTGGGTGCGGGGTATCGCTGACCTTGTGATCCTGAACGGCGAGAAGGCGTGGATCGTGGACTACAAGACTGGCTCCGCTCGCTACCCTGACAAGGGGCAGCTAGAACTAATGGCCCTGATGGTGTTTGAGCACTACCCAGAGGTGAAGGAAGTCAAGGCGGCATTGGTTTTCCTACTGCACGACGTCGTCATCAAGGCGGCGTACGACAGGGCCGACCAGCCGTTCCTGTGGGGAAAGTGGGAGAAGAAAGCAGGGCTTTTACAAGCGGCCTTCGACAACGATAATTGGCCTGCTAACCCGAACGGCCTGTGCCGGAAGTGGTGCCCCGTGAAACACTGTGAATTTTGTGGAGGCTGACATGCCTAGAAATCCTCGCCGCTACGACCTCGAACGCAAATACGATGGCAAACCTGCCGTCAAAAAGAAGCGCGCTGCACGCAACCGTGCCCGCTACCAGCTGATGAAAGAAGGCAAGGTTCACAAGGGTGACGGCAAGGATGTCGACCACAAGAAGCCGCTGGCGAAGGGCGGTGGCAACGGACGCAGCAACCTGCGTGCAGTGCCTGCAAGCAAGAATCGTAGCTTCGCAAGAACTAAGTCTGCCAAGATGAAATAGGGCTTGGCAAGGCATTACCACAGCGGTAGACTGTGGAGTGCCGCACCGTGAAAGCGGTGAATGTAATAAGCCAGCGTAGCTGGCAAACCACTTCAGGAACAACATGGAAGTCATTGATAACAGGGGCCTTTTGGTCCGCGTCCGAGAACCCGACCGCTTCACAACCGCAATCCAGCAGAGCCGCTACCTCGGCCAAGTCGGGGACGAATCCCACGAGGTGCTGGTTAAGTGGAATCTGGAGAACACCCGCCGCTTAGCTAACTTAGGCGTGCGGAAAGCACCGAGCCCGATCCTGCGTGACTATCACTGGCCGGGCGCTTTCAAGCCTTACGAACACCAGAAACAGACGGCCAGCTTCCTGACCGCCAACAACCGTGCATTCTGTTTCTCGGAACAGGGCACAGGCAAGACTGGTGCTGTGATCTGGGCTGCCGACTACCTGATGCAGATCGGCGATATTAAGAGAGTCTTAATTGTCTGCCCGCTCTCCATCATGCACTCGGCGTGGATGCAGGACATTTTCAGCATCGCCATGCACCGCACCGCTGCCGTAGCCCACGGCTCCAAAGAGACTCGCAAGAAAGTAATCCTAGGGAAGTACGAGTTCGTCATCATCAACTACGACGGTGTGCCCACGGTGGTTGAGGAGCTCCAGCAGGGGCAGTTTGATCTGGTGGTAGCGGACGAGGCGAACTTCGTCAAGACGGCCAGCACGCGCCGCTGGAAGGCGCTGAACAAGGTAATTACCCCGCAGACTAAGCTGTGGATGTTGACCGGTACTCCCGCCGCGCAGAGTCCGGTGGACGCGTTTGGGCTGGCTAAGATGGCTGTGCCGCAGCGAGTCCCGCCTTACTACACCACTTGGCGTGACAAGGTGATGGTCAAGATCACCCAGTTCAAATGGATTCCAAGCAACAACGCTACCAAGTTAGTCAATGCTGCGCTCCAGCCTGCGATCCGCTTTACCAAAGCCGAGTGCCTTGACCTGCCGCCGATGACATATCAGACGCGTGAAATCGAGCTGACTCCGCAGCAGAAAAAGTACTACCAAGCCCTGAAGAAGCAGATGATGGTCGAGGCTGCCGGTGAGCAGATTACCGCCGTCCATGCGGCGGCTGGCCTGAACAAGCTGCTCCAGCTGAGCTGCGGGGCGGTGTACTCAGACGATGGTGAGGTGGTGCAGTTTGATGCCAAGAACCGTCTGGACGAGATCGTCGAGGTGGTGCGTGAGGCGGCACACAAGGTGATTGTGTTCGTGCCCTTCCGGCACGCGATCGACATCGTGATTGACAGGCTTCGCAAGGAGAAGTTCACCGCAGAGATTATCAGCGGGGCGGTGTCGATGACTGCCCGCACAAAGATATTTAAGTCCTTCCAAGAGACCCCAGACCCACGCGTGCTGGTGATCCAGCCGCAGAGTGCAGCGCACGGTGTAACCCTGACCGCCGCTGACACGATCGTTTGGTTTGGCCCAGTGGCCTCCGTAGAAACGTGGCTTCAGGCGAACGAGCGTATAAACAGGCCGTCTCAGGTCAATAAAATGACTGTGATAAAAATTTACGGCTCACCAGTTGAAAAAAGGGTATACGATGCGTTAGAATCCAAAGAAGCCAACCAAAAAGACTTGGTGGCTCTTTATGAACAAGAACTTAGCGGCTGAGCCGCGCACTTCGGAGTTACAACATGGACACAGCAAAGCTGGTATCGGCGTACATCCACCTTCGTGACGCTCGTGCTGACCTCAAGCACAAGTTCGATGAAGAGGACAACGCCCTCAAAGAAAAGATGGACACCATCGAAACCACCCTGCTCGATCTTGCCAAGGAGCATGGGCTGGAAAGCATGAAAACCCCGTACGGCACTGCCTCCCGCGTGGTGCGTACACGGTATTGGGCCCCTGATTGGGACTCATTCAAAGAGTTCTTGAAGGAGCAGGGTGACAACGGGTTTGACCTAGTCGAGCGCCGGATTCACCAAGGCAACTTCAAGGAATTTCTGGAGAACAATCCAGATATAGCACCGCCCGTCAACGCTGACAGTCGGTATTCAATCGTCGTCCGAAGAGGAAACAAATCGTGAGCGACTTAGGACTTTTGACTAAAAGAGAGGCAGCTGAGTTTCTCAGGCTGTCGGTTTCTTCCCTAGACAAACTTCGTGACTCGGGCGCAATTCCGTTTGTGAAGCTGGGGAAGAAGGTGTTTTTCAAGAAAGCTGCGCTAATCGACTACGTCGAACGCCAGCAATTTACATACGCACAAGGAGACCAGTGATGTCTGATATGACTCTATTTGAAGGCATGGGGACCATGCCAGCCCACCTGCAAGGTGGTGAACTTTCCGATACCGCCAAGGCACTAGCCGGTGGTGGAGCGGGGCAGTCTCTGAAGCGCATTAGCTTCAAGGGCTCTGTATTCCGCATGATGGTTGGCGCGCAGGAAGTAGCCCAGAACGAAGATCGTGCGATGAACGTGATCGTCGTGAAGTCTGCTCCGGCTATTGCCCGCACTTACTACGAGGGAAGCTACAAGGAAGGCCAAGCATCCAGTCCGGCGTGCTGGTCTGACGACGGCAACGCTCCGAGCCCGAATGTAGAAAGCCCGCAGGCCACGCTGTGTGCTGACTGCCCGCAGAATGTGAAGGGTTCGGGTCAAGGTGATGGACGTGCCTGCCGCTACTCTGCGCGACTTGCAGTGGTACTGGAAGGCGACCCGCGTGGTGACGTGTACGGCGTGACTCTGCCTGCTACTTCTGTGTTCGGTAAGGCTGAGGACGGAAGCAAGTACGCTCCGCTTCAAGCGTATGTACGCAAGTTGGCTGAGTTCGGCTATGACATCATCAAGGTTGTGACTGAGGTGAAGTTCGACACCAAGTCACCAGTGCCGAAGCTGATGTTCCGCGCTGCTCGTCCGCTGAACGAAGAAGAGTGGGCAGCCGTGCAAAACAAGGGTGAATCCTCCGATGCGAAGGCGCATACCGGCCCTCGTCAGTTTGTAAAGCGTGAGGACGAGGAAACCCTGAAGGCCAACGACGGGTTTGAAAAGCCGAAGGCAGCTGCTGAAGAGCCAAAGGTGGTCAAGAAGAAGGCTGAGCCTGTGCAGGCAGAGAAGGCTGATGTGGCTTCCATCCTCGACGAGTGGGGCGACGAATAATTCTGAATATAAGCAAGTTGTGAACCAGCTTGCCTGTTTCAGAAAACCGGTGATACTGTCGGCCCTCCCGCCGTCAGGCATCGAATAGCCCAAGCAAGGGCGGCTAGGGGAGTTTTCCCCGAAAACGGTAGGCGTAACCGCTGCCGCCCTATTATTTCGCCGGAACCACTTAATGAGCCCGACAACAGATTTCCTACACGAGGTGCTGCCAGAAGAAGGCCGCTATTGTGTAGTTGGCATAAGTGACGGAAAAGTCCTTCAAGAATTTGTAGACGACATTGATACCTTGGCCGAGCGTGCCGAGAGTTTCGTTGATCGCAAGATAGATGCGTACTTTGCTGTCGCCTCCTATAAGGAAGGCAGTGAGAAGCGCACCCAAGAAAACGCCCAGTGGATGAAGTCGTTCTGGCTTGATCTAGATTGTGGCACGAACAAGCCATATCCGAGTCAGGCTGAAGCCCTCGAAGCCCTTGAGAAGTTCAGGGTAGAGGTCAAGCTGCCGCACCCAACCATCGTTAATTCTGGCAACGGGATTCACGTCTACTGGCTGCTGACTCAGTACATCCCCAGTTCTGCATGGTCCCCGATCGCTGAGAAGCTGAAGCGCGCATGTGAGCACCTCGGCCTTGAAGCTGACCCAGCAGTCACCGCTGACGAAGCGCGCATTCTGCGTATACCGCAGACGCTGAACTTCAAGAACCCTGACGACCCGAAGCAAGTTATTCAGTGTGAACACGGCGAGCCTATTGACGTCGATCTGTTCGCTGACTGCCTAGCTGCGCTCGACCTGCCGGAGCCGAAGAAGCCACGCGTCAAGG